TCAGTAAATATCTTTCCTATGCCCAAACTCAAGAGCTAGAATAACCATTTTATCATCTTGAATATCACATATAAACCTATAATCACCAATACGGTAACGCCATTCGTTAGCATGGTTCCCTGTTAAACCTTTACCATGGGCGCGTGGATTGTCTGTCCCCTCTAAGTGTTTATCAATCCAAGCGAATAACAACCGCTGTATCTGCTTATCTAGTTTCTTAATCTGCTTTTGAGCCTTTTTAGAATACTCTATACTGTACATATTACAAGCCTAGCTCTTTCTTAAAATCAGCATGGCTAATTGTCTCTGGATCTGCCTTATACTCTGCATAGGCTTGTTTATAGATTTTCAAATCATACTCGTCTTCAATATCACGCTCTAGGGCTTTCTTGAAAAGACTTGAAAGGCTTTGCCCTGTTAATTGAGCATAGCTTTTGAAAAATGTTTCTTCTTCTTGATTTAATCTGATAGTTACTGTACTCATAATATTCACCTCGTTTCTTTGTGTTACATTGTAACACAATTTTAGAAGGTTGTCAATCTGCCGATAGGCAAAAATCATAAAAACTCCCTTGAACATAACCAAGGGAGCGGTACGATATTGAAAGCAAATGGCTGGGCGGTATATCCAGCATCTCAGATACCTATACTAGGTGCGGCAGGAACCTTTCTGCCCTCATTCACTACAATAAATTATATCAGTAAATCACATTTTTGTCCATTTTTAACTAAAAGCACCTAGTTTCCTAAATGCTAGTGCCCCATAGCCACCTCTACTCCTTGTGCTTAAAAACATTATGACATACAATCAACTAGATACCTGCCACATCATGATATACCCCCATATTAGGTAAAGGTATAACGCTAAAATACAAATCAGAATAAGTTTCAAACCACTTGTTTAACTTGCTATAAGCTTGTGACTGGCTGATAAATAATATCCGCTGACAAGCTCCGATAACGTTCACATGGTTATACACATAAACTTCTTTTACAGCCTTTAAAATATCATCCTCGCTTGTTTGTATCCTAATATCTGTTATCTTCTTGATGGTAGCGTATTTTTGGTAAGATAGCATATCTTGATTTTTAGCAGCATCAAACATTTTACGCTCAAGGACACTATACTTAGGTTGTTCTTTATCTCGCATGAAATACCACTTGAGCCATAAAATTTTTTCTCGATGTATTACAGAAATACGCTCGATTTTTTTCTTAGTCATTGCTACCTCCTAAATCATCAATCTAACAATTCTAACCATTCACTTTTTGAAACTGTGTTATATGGTTGATATATTTCATGGTATAAAGGTTCTAAGCCTTTGTTAATTCTAATAAAATCCATCATATCCTCATGAGTAAGAAAGTATAAGACTTCTGTTTCATCTTCATTTAGGGTACGGTTGCACCGATCATCAATAATAACCGATACTTCCCACTCACGCCATTTTTTAAGGTTTTCTAAAAGTTCAATATCACTAAATAGCTCGCCATCAATTTGGAAAAATTCCCCTAAGTCATTGTTACCCTCAACAATAATAGTTTCTGGTAAAGTTCTATTACTCAATAACTCCTTAAATTCTCGTAACTCTTTGATTTCCTTTAGATACTTCCTCAATTTCTAACCTCAATTCTTCAATCTGCCTTACAACCCCAAAAATTTCATGGGTTTTATATGATTGTTCAAGTATAGCCTTTGCGGCTTGAGTTCTTATAAATGGATTGACCTTACTATCCATCATGATATCATTGAGTACAGAAACAGCATTAGACGATGCTAGATATAGCATTTGAGTTGTTTTATCCATCATCTCATCTTGCTTTATCCTCAACGTTTTTTTAACTGCTGCAACCTTTAGATACTTATGGCCTGTTGCTCTAGATACCCCTGCTTTTTCGCAAGCTTTTTCTATCGTTGGTTCGGTAAGCATGGCATCTATAAACTTTACTTGTTTAGTTGTAAGGCTATCATTTTCATTTCCTGCCATCTATTACCTCCTAAGATGTAAAAGGGGATAATCCCCCCTACGAAGTAAAATAACCAACCATTTTATCTATACCCTTTTTGATAACTTGCCTAACTTTCTGCCACCTCGTAAAGGGTGATGGCTGTAAAATTTGCCCCTTTTCAAAGGCTCTGATAATTCTTTTTGAGTATAAAATGGCTGATTTAATCTGATGTTTTGGTACTTTCTCTTGTTCCAAAATATCAGCATACAAATTAAAAGCTTTTTCCTCTAACTCAGTATCCTTTAGAAGATGTTGCAAAACAAGCGTAAATACCAATGCTGTATGATACTTCTTATAAATCATCCAAGATTAACTCCTAGGCTACGCCCTGCGGCATACAATTTTTGATAGGTCTCATAATCTAGCGGTACAGCATTTGCTAGTGAATAATTATCAGCACCAATAAATGTCATTTGTCCGCTAAAGGCTTTTCTAAAATCTTCATCAACAATCTGTGATAACACTTCTTTGTTAAGTTCTGACGGCTTTTTAGTATAACGACTTAGCAAGGTAACAGTTTCTTTAAAGCTGGTTAGCGTTTGCTCTGTCAGCTCCCTAACTTCTTCATTTTGTCCCCATTGCTCAACCAAATATGCATTATACAATTCTTCAACTGCACGTAACTTACTTGGTAACTCTACATCAAGTTCACGTTTCAAGGCATTATATCGACTTTCAACACGCAAGATATAATTTTCTAACTCTGACACCTTATTATCAGTTTCAAATGAGAAATTCTTTTCCCTGTTAATTTTGGCTTGCTCTAATTCTGCCTTAGCTGCATCTAGTTTTTGTTTGTACTCATTCACCACATCACGTTTGGTATTTACTTGAGATACGATAGATTGAATATCAGGCAATACATTTGAAGTTGTCATTTTAAAATCCTCCTTATGACAAATAAAAGAACCCAACACAATAACAAAGCCATAAGCCTTGAAATTTGCATTGGGTTCTTCCTCTAGCATTATTTATTAAATTAAACCGTCAACATGTTCAGTCTTTTTGTATGGCATACCATCCCTAAAGTGGATTTCAACACTGCCATGACTTACATTATTGACTTTTTTTATTATACCATCTTTTTCTAAAATTATCCAGCCTTGGCTTAATAACTCGGCAACTGTTTCCATTGGTTGAATATCTCTCAAATCCATATTTTTTAACTCCTTTATTTCAATTTATTATAATCTGAATATCCCTAGTCTATTGATTTCACTAGGTTTTTAGGGGTTGTATGCTGAAATACTACCCTTTTGGTGTACCCTATGGCTGATTTTTCAAATTGGTTAGATTGCCACGTTTGACTTATCTGGTCAAGGAAAGCATGGCTATTACTTCTCAAAAGGGCGATTTCTCACCCCATGAAAAGTGTCTATTTTTGTTTAGTTTTGTTCATGTCTGCTCCTCCTGCTTAATGGTTGCCGCGATTCGCTCCATGTCGTCTGACTTGTCACCGTCCGCCGTATACCTGACGACAAGCCGCCAACATTTGTCTAATTTTGTCAACTCAATCTCGCTATCTGCCCAAGTCCTCAAGCTGATAAGATAGCCTTGGATCGCAAACTTTATCCTCTGGGCTGTGGTCAAATCCCTCGTACCTGTCTGGTAGTGGTATTGGTTCATCTTGCTTGCTCCTTTCTGATACCTTCAAATCGTCCATATTTTGCCTATTTTAGCGCGTGTAAGGGGTAGGCGGTAGAATTTACCGCCCTACTTACAAAAACGCTAGAAGGGCAATTTTCGCCTATCTTCAGCATGTTCTGGATAGACAAAGATATTTTTTCCTACTCCGTCCATGATACGACTAACCAATGACGGATCATAAACCTTTTTCAGTTGCTCGCCGTTCAAGTTTGTATTGATAATAGTCTTGCCTCTCATGTCCAGTAATTCGTACAAAAATTCTTGTTTCCAATTGCTAGCCTCGTTGCCATGGTTTCCAAAGGTGGATTCCTTCCCTAAATCATCAAGGAAAAGATAGTCTACACGCTCCAACAATTTCATCATCTCATCACGGCTCATCCCATCGGACTTGTTAAAACTAGCTTGGATAGTCTGAAATAGGCGATTGACGGGTATAAATAGCACGCTTTTAGGCTTCTTGATTGCTTTCCAATCCTCATTCAATTTTCGGGCAATAGCAAGCGTCAGATGGCTTTTCCCTACTCCTGGGCGTCCCTGCAAAATGGCGTTACCTGTGCCTTCGTTTTTGAAATAATACTCATTGAGCCACAAACCAAAGTCTTTGGCCTGTTTGTCTATCTCGCCGCTTACTGTAAACGTTTTGTAACTGGCTGATTGTAGCTTGGGGGTGATAATGCTTTTTCTCTCAAATAGATCATAGGTTTGAGACAATTCAGCATTAAGGACGGCCTCGCCTGTTATCTCCGTTAATTCCTTGTCTATCTTCTCCTGTACACAAACAGGGCAAACTTCAACATAATATGGCTCTTTTCGGTCTATTGCCTTCACCTTATCATTTGATTGCCAAGTATAGGTCTGGTGTCTAGGGCATAATTTATCGGTTACATGGTGAAAATTTCCAATCTGCATACTCTACCTCCTAAAAGCCCAAATCTTCTGCCCTGCCTAACTGGTCAAAAGGCACATCATCAGTTTTGGATTGTTTATTCTTATAATCTCGCTTGTTTTGCTCTACCTGCTCAACAGTTCGCAAACCTTGACCCTGCCAACGCTCCAAAATAGAACGCGTATATCTGATAGACCTACCACCGTTTAGGATAGTTTCATTCAAGGCATGCATTAGTAAAGGTTCGCCATGTACCTTTAGCAAGTCTTCAACTTCTTGGGTAATTGTTCCAGATATAGCCATTTCCCCAAATGCTTCTTTAAGTTTTTCAAAAATTGGATTTTTGCCACTGCCAGCTGCTACTTCTTGATTAGCCGTTATTGATATATTAGTCTTGATAGTATTATTATTGATAGGGTTAAATTTTTTAACTGGTGTTTGTAAAGAATTTTTACTGGTTGGAGTTAAATTTTTTGACTGGTCGTGTAAAGAATTTTTACTGGTTGGAGTTAAATTTTTTGACTCTAAATGATGGAGATAAAGGATGTTCGCTTTCCCTTTGCCGCCGCTTACTTCTTCAAGTAAACCATAATCAGATAATTCTTTTTTTATTTTGATAACTGTTGGGCGGCTGCATTGTAAATCTGCCATAAATTGTTCAACTGTATATCGTTGATAAATTGCTCCGTATTCATCAATCCAATTATTCTTATAGGACAATTTCAAACGATCAAACAGTAACATATACATAGTTTTCGCATTTGTGCTCAAACTGCTGTAGTTTGGATTTGTATATAATGTTTTCGGCATTTTAAAGAATTCTATCGCTTGCTTTAATTCTTTTTCGGTAATTTTCACCCTTTCACCTCCAAATAGTTCCTTTTTGCTTTACTGCCTCAATTAGCTGCACGTGCTCGCTTTTTGGCACTCTATCACTGATATAGACAACATCTAGACTAGGCGAATAATGCGCCATTCCTCGCCAATTGCTACCATCAATAATAAATATTTTCAAAATAGACCTCCTAGCGTACAGATAAGAATTGTATGACGTCACTAGCCCTAAAAAATTGCTTTTTACTGCTTTCAAAAGGACTTTGATAGACTTTCAGACCTGCCTTTATCCAATTGTTCAGCGTTGACCCTGTAATATCAAGCTCTTTTTTTAATTCCTTGGCACTTATCAAACCTGTCTGATTTTGTAACTGCCTTTCTAGGTCTAGTTTCTTTTCGGCAAGGGCATCCACTCTATCAAGCAACGCCTGTTCAAATTCTGTTGAAAAAGCTCCCATGTACTCACCTCCTAATTGTTCCGTCTCATGCCAAGCTGAATATAAGCCCCATAGTTGGGGTTTAATTGCTCCGTGGTATCTTTGTCTATCGGTTTCTTTTGGGGCTTGCTAGCAAGCTGAAACACGCCCAAATGCCGCCATAGAAAGATGTTCACGATACCTAGGATAATCACAAGGGCTAATAGTTGTTCAATTGGTAAGTCAAGTTCATATATTATCATTTTTACGTTTCCTTTCTTGTCTGATCCCTGCTATCTTTCCCATCTGGAAAACATGCAAGACGGCGAATGCTACGCTATTCGTTCGCTTGCGGCATTCGTGGTAGAAGTCTATAACTTCAAAGTCTTCGGTATTTACTTCTTGTCTATCTGCTATATCATTCAGCTTCTGAAAATTCATCTTTCTCCGCCCTTTCAATAAATTTATAATGTTCACTGGCCAACCGTTGCAAGTCGTTCATGGCTAGATTGATAATATCCGCGTACGCTTCTTTAAAGGCGATAAAATCATAATATCCTTCATCGCTCTTCTTGACGTTCTCTAGCCAACGTCTGACAATATTCAAGGCACTGACTGCCTTCATCATGTCACTTGTTAAACTCTCGTAGCTGTCTAGTATTTGTTCTGTCGTCATTTTCTTTTCTCCGTGTTCATTTTGGGGTTTATTTACTGTTTACTATCCAAGTTTTTTTATCGCCATTTTTTTAGAGTTGGCGTTCTCTGTGTTTTTGTGCTATAATCAAATAAACACCTAACAAAAATCATGCGCCTTGCCTGCTTGAGTTTTGTTATTGTTCCTTAGTCATGTACATTGGTTTGGTCGCCTGCACATGACTTTTTTATTGCTCTCACGCGCCAATCGGTGCGTTTTTTTGTGTCTGTCATACTGTCAATAATCCAGCAATCCCAAAGATTGGCGGGCGTAGCTGCTCAACCTCTGACGGCTGCCAATTCTCCAAGGTTGCACGAACATAGGCTAATTTCAGCTTGTCCTTAACAGCACAATAGTTTACAATCTCTTCAAACTCTGCTAACCCAATATCCATCACTTTGGGACGGATAGAGCGAATATAGGGGTAAGTAATGCTTTTATCATGGCCATAGTAGCGTAGCAAGCCATAGATACCAATAGCGAAGTAGTCACGGCCTAGCTCGTCATCTTTGGGTTGGATGATGATTTCAGCACGTGATAATCGCTCACGGATAATCTCGACTAGCTGGTCTGGGGTTGGGTTTTCTAGATACGGGATGGCTTGATCTTCAAGAGCCTGCTTCATCTGCTCGAATTGCTCGATGTAGGCAAGTTTATACTGATTAGCTAGTTTTCCTGTATATCCCATAACTAAGTAAGTACAACCTTTTTGGGTCATATAATAAATAGGTCTATTTCTACCTTGAATATATATATAACTATCTTCCCAAAAGTAAGTTTTTACCTCAATATCGGTGGGCACGAAATTGTGCCCACCAGATTGTCCAATCTCATCTATCTTTTTTCTTATATCCTGCAATACTCGTTTATGCTCTTTATTGAACACTTCCGCTACTGTCAAACTATCGACAACCAAATTGTTATTTTTCAAAATAATTCCTAAATCCATTGTGTACCTCCTTTTAAAATCCAAATACCTTTTTGTTCTCTTCGATGATCTGCTTGTTTTTAATATCAAAAGCCAACATTAATTTAAAGACTTTTTTCTTGTTTAATTTACTTTGTCCAACCAAGAAGAAAAATCCTTCTTTAGAAATCTTATAGACAACCATATTTTCTTGCTCATCATCTAAAAAATAGTAGTCTTGAAATTCAAAAGAAAATTCTATATCTTTTTCTTTTGTCGGCTCTAAAAAATATTGTTTTACCTTCTCAATGTCTTGCAACAGTTCTTCATGGGTTTTATCAAAAAGCTCTGCAAGTTGTACGCTTCTAACTGTCCCGTCTGGACTGATTGCATTTAAATATTGTTCCATTATGTACCTCTTTCTATGTTTTTCAGATTTTTCAAGGGTGAAAGGTAGTGAAAAATCGTTTACAGGTCTTCTGTCAGCCATTCCATAACCGACTGATAGATCCGCCGTGGTGCGTCATAGTCGCCGTTCTCCACTTTTGCAAGCGTAACGTGAGTAATTCCCAGCTTTTCGGCAAGTGCCTTAGCTGTAATGCGGTCAATCGCTCGCTTGACCCGTACACGCTCCGCCATTTCTTCTGTAATCAGCATGCGTTTACCTCCTTTTCTAAAATAAAGGCAGACGATGAAAGGTTGAATAGATTGAATGTCTGCCCAAAGTTATAGAAAAACTATATTTTCTATAACTGTGATTTGATAATATCATAGTTTTTCTATATAGTCAATAGATAAAATCGAAAAAATTTATATTTTTTCTATACTTTTTTAAAAAATAATTGTATAATCAATAGATGAAAGGTTGTGAATTTATGAATAGATTGAAAGAATTACGCAAAGAAAAAGGCATAACTCAACAAGAATTAGCCGATAAAATTGGAGTAACTAAACTATCTGTATCTAATTGGGAGAACGGAAAGCATGACATCAAATCCGACAAAGCCCAAACGCTGGCGGATTATTTTGGGGTGAGTGTAGGGAATTTGTTGGGTTTTATCCATACAGATAACGAAGATGCAATAATAGCTAATAAAAAAGAATTGCAAGAAGAGCAAGAAATTCTTGATATAGGTCGGGAAATAGCAAAGTTATATTTGAGAGATAAAACTTTAGATGAATTTGAAAATATGATTCATGAACAAATGAAATTTAAAACAGTTAATACGATAGATGAAAATGGTCTTTTTTCTTCTGTAAACTCCGAATATATCGTACACGAACGTATAAAACACATATATTATTTATTAGGTATAGCAGGTAGAGAATTCGAAGAACTTATTTTATCGTGGTCTCTAATTGGATACGATGAACAAATGAACATTCTTAATCATCTACGTTTAGCAATAGACAAACAAAAATAACCCCATCATTGAAGCTCTACTAGCGTTTTTGGTACTCCAGCACAATCTGGCGTAGCAAATCGCTACACCTCAAAACTAGAATCATTTCATGTATAAACACCTAACAAAAATCATGCGCCTTGCCTGCTGATGAAAAGAAAGGTACAAATACATGAATATCAAAGACAAAATCAAAAAGAACGGTCAAAAGGTTTACTATGCTAGTGTTTATCTAGGCGTTGACCAGCTAACGGGCAAGAAAGCCCGTACAACTGTTACAGCCACCACTAAAAAAGGGGTTAAGACAAAAGCAAGGGATGTAATCAATGCTTTTGCTGCTAACGGCTATACAGTTAAAGACAAGCCAACTATAACCACATACAAAGAGCTTGTAAAAGTTTGGTGGGATAGTTACAAAAATACAGTTAAGCCAAATACTCGCCAATCTATGGAGGGATTGGTTAGGGTTCATCTATTGCCTGTATTTGGCGATTACAAGCTATCTAAACTCACTACGCCTATTATCCAACACCAAGTAAACAAATGGGCTGACAAGGCTAATACTGAGCAAAAAGGAGCGTTTACTAACTACTCCTTGCTCCACAACATGAATAAGCGTATTTTGAAATACGGTGTATCTCTGCAGGTTATACCACACAATCCGGCCAATGATGTTATCGTACCACGTAAGCGGCAAAAAGAAAAAACCACTGTAAAATACCTAGGCAACAAAGAACTAAAACAATTTCTTGATTACCTCGATACACTGGATCAATCAAACTATGAAAATCTCTTTGATGTCGTCTTATATAAGACGTTGCTTGCTACTGGATGCCGTATTAGTGAAGCTCTAGCTCTTGAATGGTCTGATATTGACCTAGACAACGGCATTATTAGCATCAACAAGACGCTAAACCGATATCAAGAGATAAACTCGCCTAAATCAAGTGCTGGTTACCGAGATATACCAATAGATAATGCCACGTTACTCATGCTCAAGCAATACAAAAACCGCCAACAAGTGCAATCATGGCAACTAGGGCGGTCTGAAACAGTTGTCTTTTCTGTATTTACAGAAAAATATGCCTATTCTTGTAATTTGAGAAGACGACTAGATAAGCATTTTAAGGCTGCTGGCGTGACTAACGTATCATTCCATGGTTTCCGTCACACACATACAACTATGATGCTCTACGCTCAAGCTAGCCCTAAAGATGTACAATACAGATTAGGACACTCTAGCTTGATGATGACGGAGAATGTTTATTGGCATACGAACCAAGAAAATGCAAAAAAAGCTGTCTCAAATTATGAAACAGCAATCAATAGTTTATAA